GTGTAAAAACAGGACATGAGCTCCGTCGCAGCTTCCATGTAATCCTGCGCAACCAGTGAATATGTTTCGGGCGAATGGGCAGTCAGCAGTGCATGCCCAGTAGCCGACTCGACGAGGACCTGACAAGCCCTGAGGACGTTTGTCGTCATGCGGTCGGACCGATAAGCACTCCGCATAAGCATCAGTCGCTGAGGAGAGTGGCGCAGTGGGTGTGTAGGCGGCGCTGTGCCCACGGCATCATACATATCAATGTCGGTCTCAGTCAACACAACGGCTTCAAGGTGGATCACCTCCTCAACTACATCCGTCACATTGAAATTGAACTCGACCCCGAACATATCCCGGCAGTTAGCTAGCCACTCGTGCAATCGTTCGGCATGCTCCTTCTTCAAACCCAAAATGGCATCGTCAGAAGCATTGCCAATGGTAACATGGTTGAAGAAGTCTGCAGGTGGCACATTGAAAGTCTTAGAAAAAGAAGCGATGAGGACGAGTCGTGTCCAATCACGGTTGTCGGGTGTCGTTGCCGCAGAACCGGTACCACCCCCGCCTGTCTTTCGAATCACCTGGCCACTCATCAGGTTGACAATCAACCCGTGGCATAAGGCCTCATAATATGCGTGCACAATCGAGACAGCGGCACGGGCATTAAAAACGTTGGCGTCTTGTATGCCACGCTCGTATAGCCGAACAGAGCCAATAGTGGCCACTTCGGCGGCCACAGTTGAATCGAAAGCGCGACCATCGATCCTCGCAACGAAGTCTCGATCCTCGGATATCTTATTAAAGACATAATTGAATGCACCCTCGCGTCGAGGGATCTGGTTGAGGACAAGATAGTCGATCGGGGCCACTCTCTTGTTGCGTTCCAAAAGCAAAGTATTAACGGCTGTTGCCGTTATGCGGTCACCAGCAGTTACCGTCCGCAACTTCGACCTGTCTTCCAGCTTCGACAGTGCAACCACCTGAGCTTTTGGGAAACCGTGGAAACCCACTTCAGGGAAAACACCACCGTTCAGGATAGCTTGTGCTGCCCGGTTGATGGCCGCATACCACGCAGTGCGTTGAAGTGTTGCGCGCTGTCGGATCACGGGGAGAAAGGGTAATCCAGCAGAATATTTCCATACAGAGGCAGCCAGAACAGCACCTACGGTCATCGGCTTAGGCAGCTCATATATGTCCTTATACTCCTCATACATGGCATCAGCGGTCTCACGTAGTAGCAAAC